ATATTACTATCTGCTTCAAAACCTGCTGTTATTAGTGTCTCTACAAAGTATATAAAGTCAGGGTCTGCAGCTAGCTCTGCGGCATCTGTATATGATGTGTTAAAAATAAAGTCAAACGAGTCTTCATAAAAACCAGCGTAAGTCTCCTCATCAAGTCTAACTGTTATGTTTATCTTATTATCCCTACTTAGTACATAACCGTTAAGGTCTATGGTTAATAGGTCACCCGTGTAGGTGTTAGTCCCTACAGTTACATCCAAAACCTCTCCTGTTGTATCTATACTACTAAGTGATAGTGAGTAGTCCATAGCTACAAGGTCTCCACTTATATCTGTAAGGTCGTACTGCTCAACATAGTTACCGAAGGCTATCCTTGAGCCCATTAACTCTAAAGCCTTAGCCTTCTTAGGTATGTTATCAAACGTTCTGAATAACTCATCCTGTGGTAGTGCCACAAGAGATTTGTTGTTGGAGAATGTGAAGCTCTCTGTTGCATCATCTGCCCATAACTCCTCAGCCTTGTTAAAACTCTCTATAAGGAAGACAGTGTTAGAACCAGACTCCTTGTAAACCAACTCTACGTCTGTTACCTTGTAGTCTCCTGTGTTGAAGTCAATCTTGACAGCGTTAAAGCTATTAGACATACCCCTGTTCTCCATAGTCTGGTAGTCCATATCGAACTTAGAAGGTGCAAACTGGTAGTTAGTAAATGAAGATAAAGGTGATTTACCACCATCTAAGTGCTTATACCTGTATGCAAAGCTGTAGAACTTATTAACCAACTCATTCTCTTGTGTTGAAGCTGTGTAGGTCAGTGTTACATCTGGTGCATATCTAGGTGCTCTGTTTATTAGTGATATGTCCTGCTCATCAAAGCTGTCTGCTGTATATACATCCTTAGCCCTCTTAATGTTTATAACCCTTGGTGGGTTTAAGTCATCAGTCCATATAAGTAAGTCCCTATCCGAGTCACCATTTATTATCTTTACCACCCCTGTTATAAGGTAGTCCTTACTAAAGTTTAATACACCGTCTGGGTTGGTGGAGTCTAGTAGTATGTTAATGTCAGTAGTCTGAGTATCATACTCCACCACTAAATCTCTAGTGTCAGACGCTACAAACCAGTACACCTTCTGTGCTGCACCATCAGCAAACGACCCTATAGTCTCTGCATTGGTTAAGCCAAGGTCTGTTAACTTCTCGTTACCCTTAACGTTCTCTATAGCTCCTACGTCAGAACCCTCTGTATTAGCCACCCTTATATTTACTGCATCAGGATACTGACCCTTAGGCAGAAGCCTCTCGTCAATATCCGTGTTCATCTTGCTCTGAACAAAAGTGTTCTGTAACTTCATATTGTTAGTCTAATATTAGTATAATTTCTCTAGCGTTTACAATGGTGTATAACTCCTTCTCAACCTTCACGTCGACTCCAGAGCTTATAGGGACGTATATAACATCCCCTACCTTAACATTATCATCACCAGACACTACTACCTGTAAGCTTCTGTACTTCTTATCCTTAGTGGGTACTATTACTCTACCTACCCTCTCTACTACCTCATCTAAGTCTTTGCAACATATGTTGCTGTTTAACATCTTCATACTCTATTTAATTTTAATTACTGTTAAGCCTTGAACCATCTACTAGAACCCTTAAACACCTGTCTTAATTCAGCAGGTCTTATGGTGTTCATCCTTCTCTTACAAATCCTTCTACTGTTGAACCAATCCTTCCTAGCTAAAACCTTAGCGTTAGCAGGGACGTTCTTACGCCTCTCTATTAGCTTCCAGTACATCCAGTTGTATACTGAGTCCTCTGCGAACTTATGTATCTTTAAATCTACCTCTGCTGAGCCCTCACAGCCTGTGTACAGACCGTCTGATATGTACTCCAAGACAACCGTCCTACCGAACACCTCTGACCCAAACTTTATTAGACCGTTATTCTTATCCACCACGTAGCTCCCATTGGAGTATACGTTAGCCATATTCTTATTAGGGTTAAAGGCATCCCCACAGAATGTGTAGGAGTTTGCTGTACCACCCTCACCACCTGCAGCTAATTCTGCTAAGCCCTGTACATCATCCTGTAGTGCACAGCCATCATCATCAAACAGTATCTCGTAGCTGTCACCCTGTAGGTAGTCCCTAGCAATATTGGTGTAGCCGTTAGAAGCCATTGGACGTAGTAGGTTGTCATCACCTAACCACGATATCCTTACGTAGTTTACAAAGTCAGGTGGAAGCGTCACAGTGAGCTGGTCACTAAGCTCTAAGGACATTACCTTAACCTCCTGTATTGAGTCGAAGTAGAGCTCTCTAAAGGCTCTCCTCGCTTGGAATAGTACCTTGTGCCTAGGGACGTTGGATGCAAAATCATCATCGTCTGTAGACATCATGTAGTTGTTTACTATATCCTCTAGTGTTATATACTGATAGCTACCGTGTAAATCTTGGTTCTCGTAGTAGTCTGCTGATGGTATTATATTTACTGGCATCTATATTAGTTTTTTACGTTATCCTTATCCTTCATTAGCTCCGCTATCTTAACCACCTCTGGCTCTCTAAGGTTGATTCCAAAATAGGTAAGCATCCTTAGTATGATGTTGTAGAACTCTGAGGAGTCTAACTCGAAGTCTTGGAATGAAGCATTGTTAGGGTCATACATCTCCTTGCCTATGTTATCCATCAACTGGAGATTGTAAGTCCATTTAGGGTTTAGAGGCTTTCTAATGTACCTAAAATTAACAGAGGTAATAGTAGTAGGGTAGACCTTTAAAGTGCTCCCAAACCACTCGTAAACAGGGTACAGCTCTGTAGGAGCGACCTCTGACCTAGCCATAATAGCTATAGCATTCCTCTCCACCTCATCTATCAAGATACCTGCTGAGGTCGTAACCCCTTGGTCTTCTATTACATACATATCTGATGGTAGGTCTACAAGCCCAGCGGTTACTGTACCATTAGCTGTTGCAGCAAAAGCACCTATATCCTCCCTATTCTGTAGCGGTAGGTTAGCGTACCCTCTGTTTGTGAACCCCCTATTCTGCAGGTTCTTAAACTCATTAGCGTCCTTGAAGTAGCCACTAAATATCTCATTCTGTACATTGATTGCTATGAGGTTGAACTCCTCTGGTGATATATAGCCTTGGTTCTCTTTGTTGATTATAGTCAACAGCACTTTATAAATCGTGTCTATCATTGTGTGTATTTTAAGTGTTACAAAGATAAGAAAAATTAGGAAGCAATAAAAAACCCCACAATATGAAACTGCAGGGTTAGGTTATATATTTAGAGGTTATTAACTCCTCTTCTTAATCTCTTCAGAGACTAGCATACCTTCATCCGTTGATAGGAAGTCTGCGAAGTGCTCTGTAAGCTCAATACCCCTAGGTGCTGAGACGATTACCTTGCCATCCCTTACCCATACCATGGACTTGTTGTTGCTACTCTTCTTGATGATTGACTCCTTGATTGCTCTAAGAGTAAAGTACTTACGTGTGATGTAGTCGTCCTCAAAGATTGTAACGTTACCATTGTCGTCACAGAAGTAGAACGGGTCTGCCTCTATCTCTTGGTATATACGTCTCTTAAGAGATTTTACCTTCATTATAGACGCACCCTGTACATCATTATCCAGCACCGCTACCACAGCCTCTAACTCATACTCTCCTCCATCCTTTAACGCCTTCTCACGAACAGCGTTGTAGATGTCAATCTTAATCTCATCTAATACTAAATCATTCTCTGCCTCTGCCTCTTCATTAATCTCCTCAAACAATGTCCCACCATTATTTATATTATCTGGGTGGGCGTCTAAGAACTGCTGTGTTATCTGAGACTCACGAGGTATCTCGATACTACCGTGCATAAAGACGATAGGCTCAACATACGCATATTCAGACTGCTTATCTATAAAGATTGACTTCTCGCTAGGACAATGCCTGATAGGAATACTAAGCCCCTGCTCATCATCCCAAACTAAAAGCTTCTTGTTTTTTCCTGTTTTCATTATATAAGCTAGACCAGAACGGTCATCCGCTAATCTGTACTCCTTAGATGTGAGTACCTTCTTTGTTGTAGTCCTTTTAGGGGCTACCTTCTTTGCTACTGCCATTGTATTATATTTAGATTAAATTACTATTGAAATAAATAATAGGGAGAGATTTAAGCCCCTCCCTATTAGTACTATATTACTATACTCCTTCAAATAACATGAAGTTGTTTGCACCTGTAGTACAAAGCATTCTTTCAGATAAGTGATGAACTTTCATTACATCCTCGTCGTCAGTGTAAACCCCACCTACAGTACCTGTTACCCAAGTTTTGTATTTACGATTCTCTGCTCCCGCTACTCTGTACTTAGACTGTAAGAATGGTACAGTGATTTTCTCACCTCCACCGTTACCGTTGTACTCACCCTCGTAAACCTCCTTAGTCCCAACTGGGATTAAAGCTCCACGAATCTTACCAGCTGCTGCTGCTACTGAACCTAACAATGTAGGGTCATTTAACAGTTTCCAGTCAGTCTTGAAGAAGTTATAAGAACCTCTAGTGAACCCTTTGAAACCTAAGTTTACAGCCATGTCCTTGTCGTTATCAAACATTCCGTAAGAGATGCCACCATCCCATCCTGCGTTTAATGCTCCTAACATATTGTCGATACCTAAAGACTGTTCTCTATCTACGTAGAACATATAGTCTTGAATCTTACCCTGTGCGTCGAAACGTTTCACAACATCATCAACATCAGAGATGTCAGTTAAGATACCTGCGTATGTGTTACCTCTCTTACGGATGGCTTCAAAGAAACCTTCTGTACCTGCATAGCCGTTAGCCTGTGCAGCAGAACCATTCTCTGCCTTCTCTCCTAAGATTAAAGAAGTCTCTAATCTATCTTCCCAACGTCTACGAGTGTCTTTTTCAGACTCTAAGTACCATAAGTACCCTCCTGCAGATGTCTTAACCCAACCAATTTGAGTTGCGTCAGAACCATTAACCTCATACTTATCCTTCAAGATGATAGGCTTGTTGTCTAAGATTGTGAAGTCAGTCTCTAAAGACCCCTGAGCTCCATTAGTACCCTTACGGTACTCAGAACCATCTACAAACGCTGTGATAGCTGTTGTACCTAACGCAGTAAAACCTGCTGATTTGTAAGGTGCTACCTCAAAAGTACCTGCTGCGTCATCCACAGCTATAATGATACCTCCACGTTTTACAGAACCATCCGAAAGATGTACTGTTTCATTTAAACGGAATACGTGCCCTGCTTTAGAGAATACGTTTCCAGAACGAGTTACGTCATTGTACACTGTGTGTAGACGACCTTCCTCAGTCCATATATACTTATCTGATGCGAAACCACCCTCTGCTCCAAGCATGTAAAGCATTCCAGATACAGACTGCTTACCATAAATGGTAGCTATTTGGTCGTGAGTTTCTGGTGCTTCTTGACTTGAATAATCAAATAAAGAGATGTAGTTAGTCTTCAATACTGCTTTAGTAGAAGTAGGTGTTACCTTCGCACTTGGTGATGCATTTAATGCCATTATTATAAAATTTATCTATGTTATTATTATCTGTTTTATCTACCTCGGATAATCTTCATTCCCTTGTTACCTAAATAGTTATCCAGTCCTTCAATCTGTACTCCGTTGTTACCCTGTGGTAGAGCTGACTCATTAGAGCCTCTCCTGTCCAAGGTAATGTTCTTAGTCTCTCGAACTACTGTATCTGCACCAGAACTCTTTCCCTGCTCGTAAGCTAGCTGTAGCATCTTGTCCATGTTCTGCACTATAGCAGCATCCTTAACAATTGCTTGATGATTCCAAGAGCCATCCTCATTCTTCCAATGCGGGGCTTCCTGTACCATCTTTACTATCTCACCAGAGTAGTTGTCTGGTAGCCTATAATCTAAAGATACATTCTCTGCTAAGTTCAACTTAATAGTCTTTAACTCGGCAGCACTGTTGGCTATTGTTTCGCTGTAAGTCTTATTGTCTACAACGCTTTGAGCCTTCAGCTCCTTGTACTCTTTAGCGATAGCTAAATCTTGTTGGTGCTCTGGTGTAAGATTAGCTGGATTGGGGTTACCTAAGTCAGAAACTAACTTATTTAACTCCTTACGACCCTTTGACGCATACTTCTTAAGCTCTAGATTCTTAATCGCTATCTCGTTGTCAAAGTCATCTTCCGATGATAAGAACTTCTGGGAAACTTCTAACTCGATTTCATCCTGTGTTAGTTCGGGAAACTCAATCTGCAGAAACTCTCTTGCAATATCAGCGTCCGACACTGTGGTGTAATCCTTTTGAAATTTAATCCAGTCCTCTATCGGTCTACCCGTCTTGTCTCTCCATTCAGCTAACTCCTTCAAGTAAGGGTCAGAGTCAAGTGGACTACTCTCGGTCTTGGTTAGTTCATCGAAACCTGTCACCTCTCTCCCTAGCTTCTCGCTTAGGTACTTAAGGTGTAGTTCCTCACTAATCTCGACAGGAGTATTCTCAACTACTGGCTTACTTAATTCATTAGCGACTGGTTCAGAGTCTGTATTTAAAGAACGTTTATCCTCATCTGCATTCAATGCAGTTTCAGTTACTGTTGGTGGAACATCAAACTGTCCAGTCTCTTGGATTTCATTTGATGTGTCCTGTATTACTGGAGTGCTAGGCTCTGACTCTGCTGCTGCAGCTACTGCATCTGGTGCAGGTGCTTCTCCACTCGTGTCTTGTACCTCTCCACTTAAGTCAATGTCCATACTTGAGTTGGAATTGTCTCTATATCCTCCTGTTTTCATACTGTTGTAATTTTATATTTTATTTAACTATTTATACTTGCAAATATACGAAAAAAAGCGTATGGTCGTTTTTTAGGACACGTTAACGTCCTCCATACCTATGTTTCCAGATATTGAGTCGTTTGCTGACTCAAAATTCATAGCTGGCTTATTGAACTGCTTCTGCTCTGCTATCTTAGATGTGGCTGAATTCTGCTCCCTCTGCCTTGAGTCCTTCCTGTCGTTATCGTACCTCTTCTGGTCGTTAGCTAGGTCTGTCTCAGCACCCTTAATCTGCATGTTGTAGTTGAACTCCTTCTCCATCAGCCTCATCTTAGCCTCCTCTTCTGCCTTTATCTCAGCTAGTCTGCCCTGAGTCTTAGCCTTTATCTTAGCAAGCTCGGACTGTGTAGTAACTTGAATCTCCTGCTGCTTGCCCTGTGAAGCTGCCTGAGTAACCTGTAGCTGACCTTCGTTGTTCTTCTCAATCTTCTGCATCTCCTGCTCACGCTTAAGCTTGTCCCTCTTAACCCTTCTGGTCTTAAGTAATGCGTTAGCTAGCTTAATGTTGGATATGGTTCTAATATCCTGAGCGTCGTCTACTGTTATACTATCCTTAGATACAGCTGCCTGTATATTCTGCTCTAGGTACTGCTTGTCCTGAGCATCTGGTCTAAGGGTTATAATGATACCTAAGTCGTGTAGGTGGTAGTTCTTTAACGCCTTTAGCGTCTGTACATTAACCCTACCTATAGCGTTTGTGTAAGCCTCCTTTAGGTTCGAGTACTCAAAGATATCCTTAAGCCTTAGAGATAGCCCCTCTCCAAGCCTCTCGCTAATATTAAGCACTGAGTCTAGTATATGTCTGGTAGCCGTGTTAGAGTTTAAAGCTAACTGCTCCTGTACACCTACAGCCATCTTAGGGTTTGGTGTTGATGCATCAGCTCCCACTGGTACACCAATAGCATCTCTAAGTAGTGTAAGGTAGTGGTTGTATGCAGAGATTAGTCTGTCAAGACCATCTACTATACCATTCTTTAGCTCTCTAATTGGTTCTTTACCGTGGTTGTACTCTCCAGCGTAATCCTTAGAAGTACCTAGTACATTACCAGTCTCATCATAAATCTTAATAACCTCAAGCGGTGTTAAGAAGCTACCGTCTCCCATGTCTATCTCACTCAAGCCATCCACATCAATGAACACCCCGTTAGGTCTAGACTTAGCAATAAGCTGCTGTAGCTTGATATGAATCTGCTGCATCTGGTCTACGTAGGGTATAATGTTTCCAATAAGACTCTTAGTCCTACCCTGATATAAATCTGGTGAGTAGAATAAGTAGTTAGGTAACGTCTTGTTTAGGTAGCCCTTAGGTCTAATCATGTTCTCACAAAGCTTGTAGTTAAATACCTTGTCAGTCCCTAGTATTAAAGAACCCTCGTACCATACGTCTATAACCTTCTTAGATACATCGAACCCCTTAGCGTTGTTCTTCTTCTTAAAGGTACTCTCCCTCTTAGTCATCTTAAAGCCACCGTTAGCTGTGTACTTCTTCTTGTATGATAGTGTCTTTGTAGACTTGAATGTGAAGTGCAGTACGTCAACCATACTACCAGCTAAGTCGCTCTCTCTGAAGTTATCAGACTGCCCTGTCTGGTGGTACTTGTTCCACTCACTTGTACTAGCCCCAATCTCTAGAAGCTCT